GCTCCTCGGGCGTGTTCTCGTGGATGCTCGCCGCCGTCCGCTCGATGTTCCCTGGCCGGTTCAGCGAGGGCACGAGGATGGCGGTGGGGAGGAGGTCGGTCAGTGCCACAGGTCTTCCATGAGCTTTGTAGTCGTCCTCATAGTAGGTCCGCAGGATGAACCGGGAGTGACCTCCACCACTCGTAGTCCCGCAGGATGTCGATCACATCAGCCGCCGGATGCCGTCCTCCCAGGCGACCTGAGGCTGCCAGCGGGGGGCATCGTTGATGCCGACGTAGCGTTGGGCATCGCCACGTCGGACGCCGCCGAACTCGTACCGCAGACCGAGGAACTTCGCCATCTGCTCCACGGTGACCGCGTTCCTCTCGCCGCCGCCGACATCCCAGGTCTTGCCCACGAACAGGCTGGGGTCCTCGACCATCTTCTGGAAGAGGTTGACGAGGTCGCTGACGTGGAGGAGGTCGCGGACCTGGCTGCCGTCGCCGTTGATGGTGATGGTGATGCCCTGGCTCTTGGCCTTGAGGAACCACGCGACCCAGCCGCTCTCAGTGCTGCCCTCCTGGCCGGGGCCGTAGATGGTGCCGGGGCGCACGATGATGACCGGGACGCCGAACGAGTCTTGGTAGTCCTTCGCCCACAGCTCCACCATCCGCTTGGCGGCACCGTAGGGCGTCTGCCCGTCGCGTGCTTTCACCGACGACACGACGACGATGGGGACCATCCACTTCCTTGCGAACTCGATGACGTTGGCGCCAGCGATGACCGTGTCACCGAACGTCCCCATCGGGCGGACAAGGGAGCCTGATGTCGAACAGGAGGCGGCGAGGTGGACGATGAGGTCGGCCCGATGCGTCTCCCCGACGCTGTCAGCGACGTTAGGGCGTGAGAGGTCGATGCCGGTCACCTTGTCCGCCCCGATGACCTTGTGGTCAAGGGCGAGCAGGCCCTCGACGGTGTGCTTCCCGATGAAGCCAGCGGAGCCGGTGACGAGAACCTTCTTCCTCACCCCACGATGCCTTCGTCGCGGAAGTAGTCCACGGTCACTTGCACGCCGTTCTCGAGGGACGTGAGCGGGTGGTCGAGCTCGAGCACCTTGTCGGGGTCCGCGAGGACGATGGAACCCTTGTCCTCGCCGGGTCGCATGGGGAGGTACTCGATGGTCGACCCGGGCACGTTACGGGCCACCTCCTTCGCGATGTCGTTGACGGTCGTCGGGCGCCCGGTCCCGGCCTCGATGGTGGGCTGGGCACCCTCCTGGTCGGTGAGTTCCCACGCCTTGACGAGGATCTCGGCCACGTCCTCGACATAGATCATGTCCATGATCTGCTCGCCGTCGCCGTAGACCTCGATGGGCTTGCCGTCGAGGGCACGGCAGACGAAGGAGGGCATGATCTTTCGGACGCGGCTGGGGCCGTAGGGCGGCACCGGGACCTGTCGCGGCCCGTAGGCATTGAGGGCGCGGACGACGGTCATCCGCGACCCCCGGAAGCGGTTGTACATGTCGCAGAACCGCTCGATGGTGTTCTTCGTGATCGAGTAGGTGTTGTTCATCCAGTAGTTGCCGACCGCGATGTTGACGAGGGGCACGTCGTACTGGGCGCACGCCTGGAGGATGTTCAGACCCCCGAGGATGTTCGTTTCAGCAGCAGGGAGCGGGTTCTCGATCGTCTCCTGTGTACCAAGCACTCCTGCGAGGTGGATGACCCCATCGACATGGGCCACTGCCTCGGTGACGAGGGTGCTGTCCTTGATGTCCCCGAAGACGACCGGCTGGGCGATCTTGGTGTAGACCTGTTTGCGCTGTTCTCGATCGAGGATGATCGGCTCGTATCCACGGGATCGAAGCTCCTCTACGACATAGCTGCCGATGAACCCGGTGCCACCGGTCACAAGAACGTGCTGCATCTCTGCCCTCCTGACATGAAGAAAGAGGGGGCCGGCACTGGGCCGGCCCCCGTCGACTAGGCCTCGTCGTACGAGTAGTTCACGGTCTGCTGGGTCCAGTTGCCGGGGGAGGCGTCGGACCCGACCGCGAGCTGCATCGCGAGGTATCGAGTGTAGTCGTTGGTGTTGGTGTAGGAGGCGTTGTCCCACACCGCCTTGTTGCCCGACGTGTAGGTCGTGGCATTGACGTTGGCGATGGTGGAGGTCGCGTTCGTGGCCTGCTGGTACGCGACGAAGGCCCCGGTGAAGTTCAGTGTGGCGGATGTATCCACCGTGCTGTTGAACCACACCTTGAAGCTCTGCACGTAGTTGGCAGGGGTGGCGGTGACCTTGAGACGCGCCCACTTCTCATAGCTGTTGGTGCCGACGGTGATCGGGTTCGCCTGCCGGTTGGCAAGCGAGTTGGTGAAGTTGTCAGCGGAGATGAGGTCGATGCCGGTCACCGAGTCGGTGACGGTCGGCGTGGAGCCAGTGGACACGCTCAGGACGAGAGTTGCAGCCATTGCTTAGTTCTCCTGCGAGTTATCCCGCCTGCCAGGAGACGAGGATGAGTCCGTGGACTGCCCCTCTGCTGGTGCGGGTTCGGGAAGGCTCACTTCGCGAGCCGTCGGGATGTCCTCAAGGAGGACGAGGCCCGGAGGCGTGTTCGCCATGAGCTTGTTGAAGGGGTTGGACTCGTCATCGGCGTCCCCGATGGGGGCGCGGCCCTCATCGATCCTCGCCTCGTTCACCGACTTGTAAGGCATGCCTGCGAGCGCCAGATCGTTGATCTTGGCCTTTGACATGGACTCCTTGATATTCAGCCGGGTGAAGCGGAACGCGAGGTTGTTCTCGGGTCCGCCGAGCGACTTGTCCCAGACCACTTCACGGGTGAAGTAGTCCTGCACGAGTGCGAGCAGTGGCCGCAAACCCTGGTCCTCGGTCATCTCCTGCTGGACTTCGCCTTCCGATCGATTGATGTCGAACGACATGCCGATGTCCTGCGGGCTGATGAGGTAGACCGCGCAGATCTTGCGGACGAGATACTCGAGCCACTCGTTGTACTGCATGTCTCGGTTGCTGGACCGGAAGGGGACGAACTTCGCCCCCTTGGTGCCACCGATGAACGCCATCGCGCCCTTGCCGGCCACTTCGTGCAGCCAGTAGGACTTGAACTCCTCCACCTTCTCGGGGCGTGCGCCCTCGCCCAGGTCGAGCATGCCGTCTGGAGCAGCCTGCGTGACCTGTCGGTGGTTGTAGAGGGAACCGGAGAGTTCCGCGTCGATCGTCTCCTTGAGCGTCTCGAGCGGGGAGAGTCCCAGGACGGAGTACGTCCTCGGGTTCGCCATGACGTAGACCATGTCGTCGTTGGCGAAGGGCACCTCGTACTGGGGGTGCGGAACCCACCAGTAGCGCGGCTCGTCGGGGTCACCGTCCCAGATGGTGCTGACCTTGATCTTGCCGCCATCGACGGCGTGAAGAGCGGCGAGGCCACCGCCCAAGGTGCGCTCCTTCTCGACCACTCCCGCGTCGAGGATGAGGATGTCCTCGATGATCGGCTCCACCCACGAGCGGAACGACTCGACCATCGGGTTGGGGCGGTCGAAGAGGTCGCGGAGCTTCTGCGCCTGGAGCTCGTCGTAGGGCTTCTTGTGGTTGAAGGGGACGATGTCCCACTCAGCCGAACTCACCTGTGACTTGCGGACGCTGGTGACGGCCCGGATCCACTCCGAATGCTCCGACCAGTTGCGGAAGAGGCCCACGGACGCCTTTGCGACCCGGCCCTTGTCCTGCATGACGAGGGCGGCGGTCCCTCCCGGCGGGAGGTTCTTCGGACTCGTGCGATATGAACGTGTGAGGAAGTTCGAGATCAGACCCATTAGCGCAGCCTCTTGAAGTGCGCCGCAAGGACAGCGTCTTGCTTGGCGTTGAGGAGGTCGGTTTCGACCTTCTTGTTGGCGGCGGCGATGGCCTGCTCGTAGGTCATGGTGTGGGTCTTGATCCCCACCATCATGTCCGCGAGGTAGTCCGCGACCATGCGGTTCCCGTCACGGAACTCGAGCTCGACGTTTTCGCGCATGATCACCTCCCTCTCAGGCTGCCGAAGAAGAACGTGTCCCCGCCAAGGTCCATCGAGTAGCCCAGTGCGTCCACGAGGTCGTCGTGGGCCTTGGGGAACGAGAGCAACTCACGCTCGAACTCGGTGCCATCGAGGGACTTGTGGTGGAACACCTTGTGGCCCTCGTACTTCGCGGCCACGGCCCGCGCTCTGGTGGTCTTGTCCACGTCCGCCTTCTTGCCCTCGATGGGGATCCGGGGGTACGTCTCCATGACCTCCTGGACGAGCGTCGACTGGAACTGGTTGTTCTCGCAGATGACCAGGTCGATGTCGGGGTAGGCCAGCCAGCCGTCGTAGATGAACTCCGCGTGGTGCGACTCCCGCTTGTCGCGGTAGGCGGAGAGGACGTAGAAGTCGCCCGTATCGATGTCCTCAGCGGTCACGACGCGGGCCGTGTAGTCCGCCCGCTCGCGCACCGATGAGGCGAGGTCCACGCCCATCTTCAGCCGGAACCGACCCCCTTCGGGGAGGGTGTCGAAGTGGTCGAAGGGGCCGTGGAAGATGTTGCCCTCGAGGAGGCCGCTGATGTCGTTCTGGTAGGAGCAGGCGAACATCGCACTGCCCATCTCCTCCTTCTCGCGGAGGAGGCGGTCGAGGGACCAGTACTCGGGCCAGTAGGACACCATGTCGCCCTTCTCGTCTTCCTGGATGGCCGACACGACGTGGGAGTCCCACCCGAACCCACCTTCGTGGATGGGGTCCATGAACTGCTCGTAGAGGTCGTCCTCGGCCCAGCGGGTG